AACGCTCTAAGCCTAACACCTGTTTATACTCGCTCAGACGAGTGTTGATATATGTATATATGTATATTGTATAGTATAAGTTACCTATATATAATAAGATAATAATAATCACATACATAATAAAAAAGAAAAGGGGAAAAACTAATCCCCTAATCTTTAATCATATTTAAGACTATACTCTCGTCTTGTAAAGGTTCTTCTCCCTTTGAATGTTCATGATTGTCTTAGCAGCCATTTCAGTCATGTTATGTGTTTCTGGACCATATCTCCCACTGATCTGTACAAGCTTGACTCCTTCCTTCGCTACCTGATTAGATAGGGCTGTAAGGTTGTCTTCATAAGCCTTGTCCTTATTAGACCTAAGGTCTACTATTGACGTATCGACCGTTACATCCTCTTCCTGTGGTGGAAGTAGACTAGTTACTATACCAGCCAGTTTATCGAGATTCTTAGTGACTGAGCCTATCTGCTGTGAGACAGACTGACTAAAGGACTCGAAATCCTTTGATTTGACATTCTTGCCAGTTAAACCCATGGTTTACTCCTTTATTAATTATAATTAACAAAAATACTAACCATAATAACTAAAACAAAAATAACGAAAATTCGTTATGCAAAATCCCCTGATAAGGGGTATCAACTTGAAATAAGAGTGTACTGCATTTTGATGCAATTTTTAAATCATCCTTCTTTTTTTTATTTTTTTTTTTTATATTCTCATACTCTCATTTGACATTTACCTTAAGTTCAAGGTGGGAGGATGGGATGTAAGCTTAAATTATAACAACTAATGAATTAAAAAAGAACTAGGGGCTGTAGAGGTTGTGGCTGGGTTTAAAGTTCTATTCAACTGTAATATTTTTTTAGTATATTCTAGGTATGGCTAAGGTAATTGAAGAATTAATGTATATGTCAGAAAAGGGGCAAGAATATGTATTGTCTCGGTTTAATGATAAGCATTGCCCAATAGAGTTAGATGGTGTAACATATATGATACCAAAGGCTGTTAATCAACTTATCAAAGACTTAATCCAGCAAAATACTAATGAGAGAATACAGGATAAATAAAATCCCATATATTGTATTTGATAACATTAATGAAGCCCCTCTTGATATAAGAGCAAAGATTGTTGACGATTGGAAAACTTCTGAAATAGGTGATTGGGTCACTGCTGATGATGGTTCTGTCATGGAGGTTCTTCGTAAGGGTGAAATGGGTAGGACAAAGGGGAAGGATAGAGTCCGATATAATATAGGTACTTGCACAGGGACATACCCTTGTGTGGCAGGTGCTAAGTTCTCCAGTGAAAAAATGGATAATATTTATTCTTTTGGTGGGAAGTTTTCTATAGATTATATACTAGACAGAGACAAATTAACGAAAAAAGAAGAAATGTTTGTTAGTTTTTTAGTAACTGGTATGCCCATGCAAGAAGCATATTTAAAAGCATTTCCGACCAATGACGAAGGTTACGCATTAAGTGCAGCTAAGATTTTAACATCAACAGAGAGAGTAAAAACTGCTATGAAGAAAGAATTAGAACCAGTAATGGAAGAATTGGGAATTACCCCAGAATATGTATTAGGCACTATTAAAATAATGGCAGATGACGCAGAGAGAGATGATACTAGGTTGAAGGCTCTTATGAAACTATCTGATATACTAGACCTAGAAGATAAAAGTAGTACAAAAGTTACTCAACTAACAGGGGCTGTTTTTAAAGGATTTTCCGATAAACAATTAGAAGATATTAAAAGACCTTTGCTTGATGTTGGGGTGTCTGATGGGAAATAATAAAAATAATGATGATGCTTCATCAGCCCCCAGACTTAGAAAATCAAAACCTAGATTTAAAGAAAAGGTTGAATCATTCCTTACTGGATTATCAGAGAAAAATTCATTATTAGATAAATTATATTATTCGTCTGAGGAAAGTTTTGATGATGCTACTGGATATGATGATGGCACTAAACAATTCTTTATGAAAGATAATGACGGAGAACATATCCCTATCAAGATGGAAGGGTTAAAAGAATTATGGAAACAATCTGGTAAGCCAGATATTGGTAGTGGAGCATTTGAGAATAGGGCATTTTATATGCCAGCAGCGAAAAGAAATTTATTGTTTAAACTATTTGGTCGTGATTATATTAATGCTGGTGACCATTTTGGTGTTGGGGCAGATAAGAATGATATTATCTCAGAACTTGCTCACGGGCTAAGATACCAAGACCCAAAAGAACACGGATACAAAAGTAGGCGAGATATGTTAAGAGAATCTGATAAGTTGAGAGAACAAGTTCCACTTGGAGGTCAGGCAGATAGAGATTTATATCATACCGAAGGTAATGAAGAGCATAGTACACATTCGGTTACAGAACCAATTATGAGAGATTGGTTAAAGGATAATTTTTCATACTCCGAAAAAAGTGAAAAAGAGATTAGGGATTTAAAAGCTAGAAATCTTAGAGGTGGAAAAGAATTTATTAATGAGGATGGAAGTCCATCTACTGTCAGAATGAGAAATGAGAAAATAGAGGATGAATGGGTTGCATTCCCTACTTTATTTCATAATGAGAAAGATGGTTGGCTGGATTTGGGGAAAGATGAACAGGTATGGGATGCATATGAATATGCAAAAAATGAGGATGAGGTATTTTATTTTGGAGATGATTCAACTGCTGCATCTAATTTTGCTCATGGAGATTGGAAGCCAACAATGGAAGAAAAGTTTATTAATTCAATAAAAGACTAATCATCGGAGGAAAGAGATGAGTCCTAATGATAAAATTGTAGATGAGTTAAGGAAGGATGATGATGGGAATATAATAGGATGTCCTAGATGTGGTGCTAGGAATCTAAGAAAAGATGGTTGGTCTTATTATAAAGAAAGTAAAAAACAGCAATGGGCTTGTAATTCTTGTTTTAGAAAAACATTAAAACCAATAATAGTAGAAAAGTCTCCATTCAAAGTTGCTGATAGAGACCCTGAGATGATGCCTATTGAAGACATTATAGGTTTTAGGCAAAAGCAATATAGTCAAAAGAAAAAATCAAAAGAATCTAGAACCTTAGTAGATATCGAGATTCAATCAGATGGACCAATAGGGATTGCTCATTTTGGAGACCCCCATGTAGATGATGATGGAACTGACCTATCGCAAATTATTATGTATATGGATAAATTGAATGACACAGAAGGAATGTACTGTGGGAATCTAGGTGATATACAAAATAACTGGATTGGAAGATTGGCTGCTTTATATGGTCAGCAATCTACTTCTGCAAAAGAATCATGGAGATTATCTGAATATTTTGTCAATAAAGTAAATTGGTTATATCTAGTGGCAGGGAATCATGATGTATGGAGTGGGGATGGAGACCCTCTTGAATTCATTATGAGAGACCATAAGGGGTTATATGAAAGGTGGGGAGCAAGGATGAATCTAAAATTCCCTAATGGAAAGGAGATAAGGATAAATGCGAGACACACTTTTAAGGGTAATAGTATTTGGAATACTGCTCATGGCGTTGCTCGTGCCGCTCAAACTGGTTGGTCAGACCATGTTCTTACTTGCGGGCATACTCACGTTTCTGGTTATCAGGTAATTAAGAATCCTGCTAGTGGACTCATAAGCCATGCTTTGCAAGTAGCATCATTTAAGATAATGGATAATTACGCAGACAAACTTGGGTTAGATGATAAAAACATCTTTAATTGCCCAGTTACTATTATAGACCCGAGGTACGATGATGATGATAATAGGTTAATTACTACAATCTTTAATCCCCTAGTCGCTTGTGAATATTTAAACTATATTAGAAATAATTTTAAATCAAAAAAATGAAGAAAAGAAATACTTATACTAAGCATGATTTAAGAAGGTCTATACAAGATTTGTATATGAAAACACAAATACTTATGCAAAGACTAACGACATTCGAGACATTATTTAACGAATATATCGCAATGGAAGACAATGAGTCTAAATTTAGAGAGTTTTTAGATAAAAAATATGAAGTAAAGACCGATATAGAGCCTGAAACAGATAATAAGGTTAAAAAACAGAAGAAAACTTGAACACTTTTATATTATAAGCTTAAATTATGGGAGGTTATGGCTAATATAAATTCCCAAAATGTATCAAAAGCAGAAGAACATCTTCTTTTAGCCTACCAAGACTTAATTGCTTTTGGTAAACTATTCCTTCCTGGGGATTTCGGTAAATCAGAATCTCCAGTATTCCATTATGAAATAGCAGATGCATTATTAGAACCCACAACTAAAGCATTAGCCCTTATCCTTCCTAGGAGTTCTGCTAAAACACAATTATTTAAAACATTCTTATTGCATAAAATATTATTTAAGAATCCTGATAAGTTAATGTTTATGGCTTGGGTAAGTGATAACCATAGGAAGTCAATCCTAAATCTCCAATATATTAAACAGCATTTAGAAACAAATGAAAAGATTAAGTATTATTTTGGAGATATTGTTGGTTCAAAGTGGACGGAAACTGATATTGTGACCGCTACAAATGCAAAGTTAATTAGTAGGTCTAATTTGTCAAGTATTCGTGGTGAAAACTATTTGGGGAAAAGATATGATATTGTTGCGTTGGATGATACCGAAAGTGAAACTAATACAGTTACTCTTGACTCAAGAGAGAAAATTAAGAACATTGTTTATAATGGTGTCAAACCTGCTCTTGATGTTGATGGGCGGCTGGTATTTGCTGGGACTCCTGTTCATTTTGATAGTTTATGTCAAAACATTTTAGATGGTTATCAGAAAGCAAAGAATAAAGATGATTATACTTGGGATGTAATTCATTATAAATCTACTCAGCCAGAGATGGATGGTGGCGTATTATGGAATTCTTATATGCCAAGAGAAAAACTTAATAGGATTAAGAAGGAATACCAGCAGGCTGGAAGGATACATGGGTATTATCAAGAATATGAATTAGAGGTACAAAACGAAGAAGAGGCTGTGTGGGGAAGAAAGTATATAAAATATCACGATGCCTTTTATACTCACGAAGATGGAATGAATTTCATAGTTATAGACGGAGAGAAAATTCCAGTAAATACATTCTCTGGTTGTGACCCTGCTACAGACATAAATACAAAAACCTCCGATTTTAGTGTAATCATGACAGTTGCAATCACACCAGAGAATCATTGTTATGTTTTAGAGTATGAGAGACATAGGAGTATCCCAACAATTGCTCAGAGAGATTCTGATGATAATATCTTAGGAAAGAAGGGAGTAATTGATTATATAATGGATATGCATGAAAAATATCATTGTTTAAGCAGTACCGTAGAGGATGTTGCTATGAATAGAAGCGTATTCCAATCGCTTAATGATAGACGAAGAATTACAAATAAATTTGATATTGCTGTCATTGCTGAGAAACCTGGGGGGAGAGAAAAGCGTAATAAGATTTATTCTGGGTTGTCTGGTAGGTTTAGTAGTGGAGGTATTTATATAAGAGAAAGTATGTTTGATTTAGTCCATGAGATAACAACCTTTGGACCAAAGATGGCTCATGATGATACAATTGAAACATTATTTTATGCTACTTTACACGCCTTCCCCCCAAGTGTAAAGAGTAAAGAAACTAAGGGCGGGATAAGACAATGGTTTAAGCCAAAACCTAAAGCTAAAAATTGGATAACTGCATAAAAAGGAAATAGATATGCCAGAATACGAAAGATACGAAGGCGAGAGCCAAGAAGAGTTTGATGCTAGAATGCAAGCAAAAGCAAAAGCGCATCATGAAAGAAATTCTAGAGAAAGCGATAAGGATAGAGAGTTGGGTTATGTAAATGTTGACCGAATGTACGCTGATGCAAGGGAAGTCAATGATGCATATAAGAGTCAATTACCAGAGAGTGCTAGAAAAGCCGTGGCACATATAGATAGAAAGCGAATTGAACAAAGGAATAGGGAAGAGCATCCAGAATGGGCTAGTCGTGGTGCTGAGTCAGATAGAAAACGTAATCAGAGTGCATCAAATTATATGTGGAATGAAGGTCATGATGTTCATAGGGAACAACTTCATTATATTATTGATAATTTAGATGAAAAAGCAGAATTGGGTGAAATTATAGACTTTGAAGATGGAAGAAATCAAGCTGGTTTATATGTCGCTAGAACCAAGGATGGGTTGAAGTTTGTATTAGGTGAAACAGATAGATATAGTGGGTATGGCAAAAGTGGTAATCCTAATTATGAAACAAAATCTGGTGCTAAATATGGAAGTGCAAAAGGTCGTGTTGATTCTGGTAATTTCATATCTTATGAAGACGCTTATAAAATTTATAGAGATGAAGCCAAAAGAAAAGAGCCTGGATTGTCTGAAAAGATTATAAGGCATTTATCAAATTATGGAGCAGATAAACTTGGGCTAGGTGACGACTAATGGCAAAAATTAAAGCATCCGACAGGATAAGAGCATTATTTAACTCAGCAAATTCATCAACAAGATGGCAGTGGAAAAAGGTTAATCAAAAAGGGTATGAATATTCTAATGATAACCAATTATCTAGTAATGATAAAAAAGACCTCGAAGAGCAGGGGATGCCTACATTTACAATTAATAGGATTAGCCCAGTTGTTGAAATGCTTAATTTCTATGCAACTGCTAATAATCCAAGATGGCAGGCTATAGGAAAGGAAGGAAGTGATACTGATGTAGCTGCTGTCTTTAGTGATTTAGCTGAATATGTATGGCAATTATCTGATGGTGACACAATGTATTCTAATGTTATAAATAATTGCATTACTAAATCCCTAGGGTATATGCTTGTAGACATTGATGCAGATATGGATAATGGCATGGGTGAAGTTGTAATTAAACAACCTGAGCCTTTCGATGTTTATGTTGACCCAAAGAGTAGAGATATTCTTTTTAGAGATGCTGCCTTTATTCTTATTAGAAAAATTCTTCCTAAAAGCCATCTTGTAAAACTATTTCCAGAATATGAGAAGAAAATTAAAAAGGCTTCTAGTGAGCATATGGCTTATGACTCTGCTTCTTTTCGTTCTCAAGATGGAGAGACTCATGATTTCTACCATGACGATAATGATATTACTGCTATAGACCCACAGGAAGGATACGAAGAAGAGGTTCAGGAGTATTTTGAATTATATGAAAGAGTTAAAGTCCCTTTTGTAAATGTGTTTTACAGAATGATGCCTAATGAAGAACAGCTAGAGCAAATCAAGCAGCAAGTTCAGGTCAAGATGCAAGAAATGTCTGAGGAGATGCAAGTTTCATTGATGGAGCAACAGCAACAAATGGAAGAGGCTGTTCAAAAGGGTGAAATGCTACCAGAAAGATTTCAACTTGAAATGAAAAAAGCAACCGAGCAAATGCAACAACAATTGCAGTCTGCTGAGCAACAATATATGTCTCAACTTCAACAAGAAGCATCTAAAGTGGAGAATAAAGTAGTTAGTGAAAAAGAATTTAAATTAATGCAAAAAGATAAAGTTTTCTCTTCTATGATTGTTGACTTTGCTAAATTTCATGATACTAGATTAAAACAAACTTGTGTAGTGGGTGATACATTTCTTTATGAGAAAATTTATCCAGAAATGGTTAAAGACTATCCTGTTATCCCATATCATTTCAAGTGGACTGGTACTCCAATGCCAATGTCAGCAGTTTCCCCCTTAATAGGGAAGCAAACTGAAATAAATAAATCTCATCAAATTATGGTACACAATGCATCATTAGGTTCGTCTTTAAGATGGATATATGATGAAGGTTCTATAGATACTGAGATTTGGGAAAAATATTCAAGCAGTCCTGGGGCATTATTGCCAAAAAGACAGGGTCAAGAAGCACCAGTCCCAGTACAACCCATGCCATTATCAAATGCTTTTTTTACTATGGTTCAGGAAGGAAAGCAGGATATGGAATATTTATCTGGTATCTATTCATCTATGCAAGGGAATACCGAGCAGCAACATGAGACATTTCGTGGAATGTTAGCTATGGATGAATATGGTACAAGAAGAGTAAAGCAGTGGATGAAGCATAGTATAGAACCAGCTCTTAGGCAAACTGGAAGAGTTATTATGCAATTTTGCCAAGCAACATACTCTGCTAATAAAAGATTTAGAATTATACAACCAAGTGCATTACAGGAGGAGAGAGAACAGGAAATCAATATCCCAATATATAATGATATGGGGCATGCAATTGGAAAGTCTATGGATGTTCAAGCAATGAAAGCAGATATTACTGTTGTTGCTGGCTCTACTTTACCAGTTAATAGATGGGCTTATTTAGCAGAATTAAAAGAACTATTGCAATTTGGTGTTGTAGATGATATTGCAGTATTGGCTGAGACTGATGTAAAGAATAAAGAACAAATAGCCCAGAGGAAATCTCAATTAGCTCAGATGCAAGGACAATTACAGCAGGTACAAGAGGCACTTAAAGATAAGGAAGGAACTATTGAAACTCTTGAAAGGCAATTAGTACAAGCTGGAATTAAAGGCAAGGTCATGCAGGCTGAAGTAGAAATCAATAAAAAGAAGCAAGAAGTCAAGGGAGGAATGGATAAGCAATATGTCCAAACTGAAGGAGAACAAAAGCTTCTTAGAAGTGTCATGAAAAATGAAGCGCAGACCAAGGCTAAGGAATATGGACTAGCTGTAGACATGGCAAAAAATGATTTGCAGAATGAAAAAAAAGAATAGTAAATTAATTCAACTTAAAAAGGGCAAATAAATGTTAGAAAATAATCCTAACATCGACAACTCTGATTTGGGTGAGACAGACGTAATTGAACAACAATCTCCTGCCGAAGCCAAAAACGACTCCGATGTTAATGAATTTTTTGATGCACTCGATAAAGAAGTTAATGATATTACTTACGAAGACGTAAATAATGTAACCGAACAGGCAACCCAACAAGTTCAAGCTGACCCCCCAATGGCAACTCAGCAACAAGAACAATATGTTGGCTCCGATGATAATACGGTTCAGTCAGATGGTAACACAGACTGGAAAAAGCGTTATCAGGATAGTAGTAGGGAAGCACAAAAGTTAAACGAGCAGTATAAGCAAGTTGAACCTTTTATCCCTATACTAGACACAATGAAGAATGATAGTGGTCTCGTAGACCATGTTCGTGATTATTTGGAAAATGGTGGAACACCCGCTAAATCTGTACAAGAGCAACTCGGATTAGATGAAGATTTTGTCTATGATGAGCAGGAAGCGATGACTGACCCAGAATCAGATTCTGCTAAAGTTAGAGAAGCACAAACTGGAGCTATTGTAAATAAAAGGATTGAGCAGGTTCTTGAGAATGAAAGACAGGTTGCAGAACAGGCAAGAGCAGGTCAAGCAAGGAAAGAAGAAGAAGCGGCATTTATGCAGAAGCATAATATGACGCAAGAAGACTTTGATGATATGGTTGGCAGAGCGAAACAACATAAATTATCTTTAGAAGATATTAATTATGTGTTGAATCGTGACCAAAATGCTACAAATGTTCGCAACTCTACTCAACAAGAAATGTTAAGCCAAATGAAAAATGTGCGAAATATGCCTACTAGCCAGAGCAACCAGAACAATGCAAGAGAAACTCAAACAAGTGAAGAACAAATGTTTGATTCTGTGTTTGGTACTGGTTCTGATGATTCTTCAGGTTTGTTCGGATAAACATATAAAGAATTCTTACTCTTAGCCAAGAGTTTTAATTGTTGTTTTTCCGCTTTAACTAACTAATTACCTAAATAGGTAAGGAGAAATAACATGGCTGATGATTATAGTCGAATTGTCCAACCCGATGGAACAGGCAATCCGCACACAATAGACGCGCCAGCACAGGCGCAACCTTGGGGAACTGATAACTTCCAAGTAGGTAACCAGAATCAAAACGAAAGGGATCCCGCGTCGCCAGACATAGGGGATCTTCAACGAAGATACGACTTCGGAAACACCTACACAAAGCTCAGCTTCCAACGAGACCCCTTCCAACACCTCCTCTTAGCAGGAAAGAAAAAGAAGTTTGTCTCAGATAGCAAATTTGAATATGCTATTAAAAGAGCAACTAACACCTACAAGCGATATGGTTATGTCCTTGGGGTAGCGGATGACGCTGCTTCTTATACTACTGTTGTAGACAAGGATGTTACCGCTGGTGTTGCAACATACACTGATGCTGCTTTAGTTGACTGGCTTCAATCCGCTAGTTCTGGTCTTAATTACACAGATGATGAATTTCCAATAGCTGGAAAATTCTGTAGAGTTCTTATGGCTGGCGATTACAAAGTACATGGTAATCTTGTCAATAAGATTGACGATAAGACCAACACTGGTACATATGCTTGTGGAGCACCACTGACAAGACCAAATTGGTTTTTGAAAAATCAAGTCATTAAAGTTCCAACTGCTGGGGCTGCTGGAGGTTCTGTAAGTGATTACGTTCTTCTTAAGGTTCATTCCGTTGCTTCTAGTAAGTTACTAAGTAATGCTACTGGTAATGCTACTATAGCAGAAGGGACATTACTTAGTTGTGTTGTTCTTAAGCAAGATTCAGCATCAACATTCCCATGTTCTATTCAGGCTGCTGCTGGTTCAGCAAAAATTCCTGATGTAACTCATGGGGCTGGTTCAAAATCAATTGCTGAAAAGCTAGAACCAATGCGTTCATACATTGCTGGTTCAGCATACCACGAATTAAGTGGATATGGTGAAACTTGGAAAGCTCAACCATTCTCAACCGATTATGGTTATACTCAGATTTTCAAGAATACTGCTATGATGAGTGGACGTGCTATGGCTACTGCTTTGAAATTCGGTGAAAATCCTTGGAAGAATGAGTGGTCCGAGAAGATGGCTGAAATCAATTGGGACATTGCACAGGCTGGTTACTTTGGTGAGCAGATGATTGATGGTGATGGAATCACATACACAGAAGGTCTTGTGAATTTCATTCTTAATAATGGTAACACATTTAGCCTTGATACTTCAACAAAAACTCTTGATTCTTTCTTAGATGATATGAGTGCGTTGAATGACCCTCGCTTTGCGATTGCTCAAAAAGTATCTCCAGTTTATTACGTTGGTACTCAAGTATGGAATTGGTTGGCTAAACTTGGTGGCTTTGCTAAGAATAACTTGGAAACAAGTCCTAATTACTCGATGCAATTTAGTGGTCGTGGAAAAATGGCTGGTGTAAGTTATCGTCAATTCGATGTTGATGGTTCTTCAATCCGTGTTGTTCGTGACATTCACCTAGATGGAACTAATGTGAAGATGATTGCTGCTAATATGCAATCTTGCAACACAGTTGCTCTTAAGGGGAATGGTATTAACCGAGATATGGCTGTTTACCCAGGTGTCAAAACAATCAAAAACTCTGGTGAAGATTATAGGGTTGACCTAATTCAAGCTGATGTTGGCTTTGAGTTTACAGCCCCTGAGACTCACGCAGTATGGTTGTAGGAGTCTATAATGGCTACTAAATACTGGATAGGCAAAAGTCCTAATGGTGAAGTAACTGACGCTGAAGTTGTAGAAATCAAGAACTTAGCAAAGGCTCTTGAAGTTGGTATTGTAGACGCAGAAAGTGGAACAGCTTCTCCAGAGAATGCTGCTAAAGCTACTAAGTGTCTAAAGGTCACTATTAACGGTACTGATGTTTTCATACCCTGTTACACTGCAAACGTCTCTTAGGATGTTTGTATAAATAAATTTGCCTCCTTGGGAAACTGGGGAGGCATTTTTAAAAGGATTGTTATGACATTAAAGCAAATGGTAGAAATGGTGCAACAGCATCATCCAAAGATTGGTGAGACTCAAATAAAGATTTGGCTTAACCAAGCCCAAAAAGAAATTTCAGACAGAACTAATTATGGAAAAACAGAGACATCTACTTTCGATACTGTCGCTAGTACAAAATATTATGATATAAATAAACCTTCTGGCGTAACTTTGAATGAAGATATTGTGTCTTTTACTAAGGTTAGTTATGATGGTGAAGAGATACAATTTATTAGAAATCCAGAACATATGGAAGGGTACTAATGGCTGACTCAACTAATGCTATAAAATATTGGTGGTTAAAGGGTGAAACAATTGGGATTGGTTATTTAGCAACTGATGACAATGAGAATCTTTCTTTAACGGCTGTAGATGAAGCAAAAACGGTGAGTGTTGTTTATGATGAAGAACTTCCAGACTTATCAGCACTTACAGATGTACCATCTATTCCATCAAGATTTCATGAGGCTATTGTCGCTAAGGCTATACAAAAAGGTTTTGAGCTTAATCCAGACCCTAATTTTTTACAAGTAGCTCAATACTGGAAATTAGAATTTGAATTAGGTCTTAAGAGAATACAGGAATTTAAAAATAAAGCGTATACAAAGGTTGTTAGGATAATAAAAACTAATCATCCTTACGCAATTAAATAGAGGAATATTATGGCAAAAGGAATACAAGATTACACATCACAAGAAAGCGTAGCACCTTATGTTAAGGCTGTTCAAGTAGCAGCCGATACAGAATATGCTCCATGTAGAGCAATTTTTTCTAAAACCACAGCAGCTCACGTATTAACTGTTAATGATGAAGCTATCACATTTACTACTATGCAAGCAGGTGTGATATATCCGATAAGTGCAACTAAATGCGCTTCTGTTAATGTAATCTTTCTATATTAGAGTTTATGGCTGATTCAAGTGTAAAGGCTAAAGTAGAAGCTCTCATAGGGCAAATAGGAGATGACGATACAACCGTTGTTTCAGAATGGGCTTCAGATACTGCTAGAGAAGTAATAAATATCTTACCAGAGGATATGCTTTGGAGTGTGTCTACTGAATTAAGTGATTCTGCTGGTGGCTCTGGGGCAACTGTTACCTTAACCATTACTGATGAGGCTATATCAGGAGCGACAATAACTGGGGCTGGTAGTGGGTATTTAGATGACCCCGTTCTTACTATAAGTGGAGGTACTGGTATAGGAGGGTCTTTGAGGGGATTCTCTAATGGAGGTAGTTTAATTGCAGTTCATGTTTTGACTGCTGGCTCAGGATATGATGGGAACGAAGTTGTAACTGTGTCGTCTTCTAATGGAGTCGATGTTAGTACATCAAAATTCTTGTATGCTCATAAAAATGGATATGAGGCTATTGAGATTACTCCTTCAATGAAAGGAAGAGCATCTGATAATGGTTCAATATACAAAGCAACAGATACTAATCCTGTTTATTTTAGAGAAGGGGGGAAGGTTACGATACTCCCAACTGGGGGGAAGGTTGCAGTAGTATCTTTTCCAACGATATTATATAACCACGCAGATGTTACTGGAGTTCCAGATGATGTAAAGCATTTAGTTATTATGGGGACAGCGGTAAAAGGAAGATTAAATCAATTAAATGATTTGAGAATGGCTATTAAGGATATAAGTAATCCAGATTATACAATCCCTACTATGGTGTTTGACCCTATTCCAGATATTGATGACTTAGTTATTTCGGCTAATGTTCCATCTTTAACATTGTCTGCTGCTCCTTCAATATCGCCTTTGAATATACAGGCATCTCATCCTTCTACTCCGCCTTCTCCAGTATTTACTCATGCAGATATTAGTGATTCTGAAAGCATTGGCTCTACTTCTATTTCTGAACCATCACAGTCTTCTACTTATGTAAGCCCTACAATGACAATAGGGACATTCCCAGTATTGAGTTGGGATACTGGTTCTTTACCAGTTTGCCCTTCTTATAATTGGGATACTATTGATGAAGTTTTATCTAGTATGGTAATGCCTAGTGAAGTTGTATTACCTACTTTATCTATATCAGTTGCTCCTACTTTAACATGGGATATGCCATCTTTACCAGTTGCCCCAACTATTTCTGAGAAAGTTGTTGCTGATTTTAGTTCTAGTTATCCTAATTATACTCCACCCGTTATGAATGCACCAGATTGGGCTGATACTAATACTTGGATAAGCACGGAAGAAGATAATGAAATGCTTGCTGCTAGAGTTATGGAGATACAGGCTAAGGTTGCAGAATATAGTGCGAGACTTCAAGAGTCTCAAGCGGCTTTTAATAAGGACAATTCTATTTTCCAAGCAATTGTACAGGAGAAAATACAAGAGGCTCAATTATCAGATGGTGCTGTTGCTAAAACAATTCAATTATATCAAAATGATGTACAGAAATACACAGCTAAAGTCAATTCTGTAATACAAGAGAACCAAGCTTTATTCCAAGTTTGGCAAATTGAATGGAGTACTAAATTACAAAAATATCAAGCAGACATGACTTCTGTTATTAATAAATATCAAGCTGAAATTGCTGCGGCTAATCAATTAAGTAAGTCTAAGGTTGAAGTAAGGGCTAATCAATTAAAAGAGGATTCCACAAAAAATACGGCAGCTATTCAAACATTTCAAGCTGAGGTAACTTCATTTCAGGCTGATGTAGCATCTGTTACTCAAGTGAATCAAGGAAAGATATCTGCTTGGCAAGTAGAAATGCAAACAAATCTACAGAAGTATACAACCGATATACAAAATAATTTAAATATCTTTAATTCATCTAATGCAGAATATCAATCATTAGTAAAGTTTGCTATAGAAAATGCAAAAATGAAGCAAGAAAGACTTGTAACTGAATTAAAGCTACAACAAGATGCGTCAAAGCAAAATCAATTGCAAAAATTACAAAAAGAAGTTCAGGAATATTCCAATAGATTGGGTAGATATAGTGCGGAGGTTCAAGACTACCAAGCGAAGGTTTCTACTGAAATCCAAGAGTGGACTACCAATAATCTTCAACATAGCATAGCCCAATGGACAACGGAAAGGTCAACAGAGATTCAAAAATATTCGGCTGACTTGCAGAAATATTCAGCTGAATCTCAAAATGAACAACAGATTTATGCTATAAATGAAATACAGAAAGAAATTCAATTATATTCTTCGGAACAGGCAAATAGGCTTGGTAAATTTCAAAGTGATATTCAAAATGAGACTCAAAAATTTCAATCAGAATTTGGTGTGTATACCAAAAAGACAGACAGTGAATTTCAAAAACATCAAACAATGATGCAGGAATTACAATTATTACAACAACAATATCAACAGGGACTACAGATGTTTATAGCATCATACACAACCCCTAAAGGAGTAGAAGAAAATGGCAAGTAGAGTAGAATTCGCAGTAAGTGCGACTCCAGTTTATAGTCACGCAGCAGGAGAAGGAACAGCAGTAGATACTATTGCAGCAGACGTAGGCAAAAGTCTAGGCGGTAGTGGTAGTCAGGCTACTACTTGGGGAGCTACTGAGGGATATACAGCTGGTGACCCCGTTCATAAAATAACAACAAGTACTGCTGCTTCTCTAAATACACTATCAAATATAAAGTTTCTCTTTATTAAGCATAGTGGATTTGAAGATGACGCAAAAGCAACTGCTAATACAACGTCCAAAGTAAGTGTTTCTCTTGGGGCAACTGCGGTTTTTGCGATTCTTGCTTCTGGTGATGCAATAGTTTTACCATTTGCAACCGCTACAAGCCCAGATGTTCAAGTTAAGACGGATTCTGGTACGGTCGCTGTTGAGTACATGGCTACATTCTAAATGGCTGCTGGCACTTATAATATCAGTATTGAGAAGGGTATACATTTTGATGTAAGCTTTACTCTAAAGGATTCTAGTGGAACCGTTATAAATGTTACTGATTTTACATTTAAGGCAGAGATTAGAAGAAGACCAGAAACTGGCTTGATAAAAGCCTTTACTATTACAAAGACAAATGCTTCTGGAGGGGTTATCGCTTTGGAAATGACTGGAGCTAATACACTAGCCCTTCCAGTAGGTAAACTTGTATGGGATTTAGTAGCCAAGGATGGTGCTGATAAAATTAGAAGATATTTAACTGGAGACGTTACTGTGACAGAATCTGTTTCAAATACGGTATTCTCATGACAGATGTAATTGTAAATCCTTCATCTAATGTTGACGTAACTGTAACCCCAGTAGCTGACTCTTCTATAGGAGTTTCATCGGTCACTAATTCCACGTCTGTTGGGTTTGTATCTACTAATGATGGATTATCATCTGAGTCAAATGTAGGTACTGCTGTAAATGAATTAGCATCTAGATTTTATCAACTTTCATCAGCACCCACGGGAAGTGGAATAAATGAAGGTGACTTATGGTATGATTTAAATGCTTCTAGATTAAAGGTATATAGTGGAAGTGTTTGGGATACTTTAGGATTAACAGACGCTGACCTTGATGGTAGGTTTGAATTTAATTCTGCTGATTCCTTCTCAGGAAATTTAACAAGTGGTAATTTAGCTGAGTTTTCTAATAATAGCGTAACAAAATTTTCAATAGATTACAATGGTGTGGTCAAATTAACAGAACAGTCTAGTGTACCCTCCTCAATAGAGGGAGGATTGTATTATAAGGACAATGTATTGTACTTAGGTACAGAATAATAGGAGTAAGTCATGGCATGGAAAAAAGTAGTAACTGAATCAAGTTCAGGAAATATAGCACAAAATGCAGCAACAGTAACAAATGGTGTTTACACCACTTTAGCATCAACAGCAACATTAGGGTGGGTTGTAGATGAAGATGATTTAAGTTCAGATAGTCCGACTAAAGTACCAACACAACAATCTGTGAAGGCATATGTTGATAACCTAACTGACGCTGACACTCAGGATTTAAGTCAATCTGGGAATACGGTTTCTCTTGTTAATGGTGGTAGTGTTGATATTAGTTCGACAACTGCTGTAGCCGCTAATACTGCAAAGGTTACATATCCAGGTACATCATCTGCGGCAGAATTAAATCTTTTAGATGGGTCTGTTGTTGGGACAGTAGTGAATAGTAAGGCTGTTATTTATGGTTCCGCTGGTGAAGTCGTAGCTAGTAAATTGGTGCTTGGTTCAACAACTGTTACTTCGTCACCCGCTGAATTAAACATCCTTGATGGTGTTACTTCTACTGCAGCGGAGTTAAATATATTAGATGGTGTAACCGCTACAGCAGCAGAATTGAATTATTCAGATGGTGTAACATCTAATATCCAAACTCAGCTAAATGGAAAACAGGCTTCAGGGACATATTACACAGATAGTTTAAATTTAAATTATTGGGGTGCTGATGCAAATAGGAATTCTGGTTCTTCTGGTTATACTATGGATTTTGCAGGCAATGTTACAGTTAGTGAAGCTTTGGTTGTAGATGGGATAAGTACATTAACTGGGGCAGTAACTATAGCAGGCAATCTTACAGTTAATGGTACTACAACCACTATTAG